CTGCGCTACCGCCTGTAAGGTCTAAGCCTCTTGTTTTTCCTAAGTACCAATATTTGCCATTGTTATCTTTGGCAACTGCTACTAAAGTGTTTTGAGCCAACAACAAGATTTCGTTTCTTGTGTTCGCTTGTAATTTGTTTAATACGATAGTCAATTCTGGAGCGTAGAAGATAGTTCCATTTTGTACGTTTGCGTTTACATTCTCAACTAATTGAGAAGTACCTTTTACAAGTTCGTACTTATAGAACTTCTTACCAGATGCTTTTACTAAAGCGGTAATTACACCACTTGCTTCTGTTGTAGAAGTAACATCTGCGGCTGCCATAAAATAAACTTCGGTTATACCGCCTAAACTGTCTTTGCAGTCAAGAGTATAATTTTGAGTTAAAGCACAAGCCATTGTTATTGAATTAAATTAGTTTGAAAAAATGGGGGATATATTTCAATCCCCCTATAAATTATGCAAGTACGAACTTAACTACTTCGTCAGGGAACGCAATGTTCACGCCCATCTTAAACTCACATACATAGCGCACCGCATCTGCCTCTTTTGCCCAAAAGATTTCGAAGCGCTCTTCACCATTAAGTAGGTCTGTACCCAAGAACATATTGCTTAAACGCATAGCGTAAACTTTGTTAGTTCCATTAAGACCTGCAACTGCTACAACTTTGATTGTAGTACCAGGAAGTACGAACTCGCTATCAGCTTTAACATCAATTTGGTAATTGAAAGAACCGCTATTCTTAAGAGCAACAGTGTAAGTACGGAATAAATCTTGACCACAGAAGATAGTCATATCGTCAGCAGCTACAACTTTAGCAGGGATTGCTTGGTAAACACCATCAAAGATAGAGATTACGTTTGCAGCAGTGATGCTTGATAAAGGAGCGCCAGAGATATAAGTAGAAGTGTTTGCAGCTACAACACCTGAAGCAGCGCCGATTAACTTAACAAGACCATCGAACTTGTTTAAGTTTACGTTTACACTTGAAGTGTCGCCTTGCCATAATGAAGTTTCTAATTGAGCAGCGATTGTTTTAGCTTTCTTTTCAGAATACTCTTGCTCAAAAGGAATAGAGTCATAATAAGAACCTGTAGGTAAAGCTTTTTGTAAATACTTAGCTTCAAGGTCTTTAGGACATAAAGCTTCGTTAATTTTAATTTTACCAGGAGTTACAGTACGCTGAGTAAAGGTAGTAGAACCAGAAGCATTAAAGCCACAAGAAGCACCATCTTGGAAGATAGCGTCAGTTTCCATAATGTTGATTTTTTCGCTTGACTTTACGCCAACCATAACGTTACCTGCGCTCTTAATAAGAGAAGCAGTTTTTGCACCCAATACAGATGAAGTTACAAGTAGAGCTTCGTTTTCTTTTGTATAGTTTGCTAATGCAGATACATCAAATCCCATTTTATTTTATTTTTATTTGTTTAATAAAGCGTTTCTAAATTTTGCAATTCTTTCGTACTTCATTGAGTGAGTAGTTACGTTAGAACTGAAGTTGTTTTTTGGTTGCGCAATAGGTTCAGCGTTAGGTGTCTTAGTAAGTGCTTCTATAAGTTCAGCTACTTGACTAAAGCCATTCTTAACTTTTGCCTCTAATTGTGCTACTTGTGATTTTAGATTTTCATTTTCAGAAACTAAAGCAGCGATTTCTTCTGCCATCTTTTCTTCAATCTTGTTACCTAATTCAGCAGGTACTTCTTCAGCTTCTTTTGCTTCAGCTTCAGGAGTTTCGATTGATAAGATTTTTGCAGCTTCGTCTAATACGATTTTAGTGCCGTCTGCTAATTGGTGTTCGCCCATTGGTGCAGGTGTTCCGTCAGCTAAAGTAACTACACCGCCAATAGCTAATTCGCTAATCATAACCTTAGTTCCGTCTATAAGGCTATATTCTGCGAATGTAACAGGTACTTCCTCGATAGGTGCAGGAGCAGGTGCAGGAGCATCTACCATTGGCATATCTTCGAATAAAGCCCTAATTTGCATAATTGCATCTTTTGCGTTCATCATTCTTTTTGTTTAAATATTAATAAAAGATTTTGTTTATCATTTAACCCGTTGCAATATTTCCTTTATTGCATTCATAAGTTCTTGTTCTTTGCTTGGCTTTGTCTTGTAGGTAAATAACCCCTCTACGCTAAAGCCTTTAAATTTGCCCTCTTTAACATCGTTCCACACACCTTCGTTGTCTACTTTAAAAGAACCAAACCAAGACCCGTCAGGTGCATCTTCAAATCCTTTCATTGGTAAGATGCCACGGCTTTCGTCTGTAATAAAGCTTTCAAACATAGTAACGCCTTCTACTTGTTGGTCAGGAGAGTGCATTAAGTTTACGTTTGACTGGTAGCCTCTTTTGAAAAACTTTTGAGCAATCTTAAAAATAGTATCTTTAGAGAAAACGACATAATAATCTCCATAAGTAGCATCGCTGCGAAATATCGGGACGTCCGACAACATTATTGGTCCGCTAATTATACGCTTATCTTCGCTAACAACTTGAAAACGTTGCTCGTTTTTAAAGGCATTCCAATTCTTCATAATGGCAGGGCGGTCTACTAAACTTATGTAGTCCACTTCTGCATCGTCATTCATATCGTCGCTAATGTCTAATAAATAAACAGGTAAGTCCATATCTCTAAATATTAAGTGTTTTAAATTGTTATCATTTAACCAAACCTTGCCCTTTGCTGAATAGCTGCAATTCTTTGTTGGCTACTTGTTACATCGCTTTCTACTACATACGCTCTTGATGTTTGATTTCCTATTGCGTTAATAGATTGACTGTCTAAAGTAGTTGTTTGCGCTTGTGGTTGCGGTGGGGTTATCGGTGCTGATGCTGATATGCTCGGAGCAGCTGCGCCACCTTCTACGCTACCTGTACCCTTTGCAGAAGGTATCTTAGTAGAAACAATCTTTTTAACGTTCATAATACCTGCAGCAATTACGGCTCCAGCTGTTACAAAACCAAGCGCACCGCCCTGTCCTAAGGCTTTTGTCGCACCTTGATAAGTATTAATGATAGCTTGTGCAACTGCGATAGCCTTACCTGCTACGCTATTCTGGTCTACAATAGCACTCAGGGCATCTAAAGCCATTTGTGTATCAGCTACTTTTTCGTCTAAGCGTTTCTTATCTTCTGAAGCTAACCACTTGTTTACTGCGCTTATGTTTTCAGCTGAATTTTTAGTAGCTTCTTGCTGCTTTTGAATACCCTGCAAAGCAAAGTTTGTAGTACTTGCTACTACTTTCATTTGCCCGTCTATTCGCTCATTATTTATTTTATCTTGCTTGTCTTTGTCTTCTTTAGCTTGTGCGGCGTCTAAAGCTGCGATTTCTTTTTGACTTAATGTTTTTACACCTTGTAGCTGCTTTTTTCTCTTATCGTATTCAGCTAATAAGTCTTCTGTAAGTTTCTTTTCGTCTTGAAGTTGCTTATCAAGTCTTGCAGACTGTTCTTCTGCTAATTTATCAGCATTGGCTTTTGCAGCATCAGACGTTTGCTTGTTTAAGCTTTGTACTGATAATTGATACCCTGCTTGTTTGTTCTTTAAGTCATTAAGTGTTTTATCTAAAGCTGCAATTTCTTCTTGTCCTTTCTTTTCTGTTTCTTTAGGGTCGAATACTAATCCTGATAGTTTTTCTGCTACGTTAAAATCAAAGCCTTTGCCAAATACTTGTGCAACTTTATTAACCCCGTCAATAACTAACTGAAGCGGTGCAGTTACAAAAGTTAATATGCCTTTAAGTATTTCTTTATTGCGTTTCTCAGCTGCTAATTGGGCTTGTAGTACTATCTTCTGTTGTGCTACTTGTTTTTCAGTTGCAGCAATTACTTCGCCTGTTTGTTTAATCTTTAAGTCTAATATCTCTTTTTCTGACTTACCCTGAAGCTTTAAAATATTATCTTGACTATCTATTGTAGACAACTTGTCTTGTTGTGCTTTAGCGTCTGCTTGTGTATCTTCTAAAAGCTTCTTTTGTTCTTCGCTTACACCACCTACCGCAGCTTTAATCTCGTCCCAATATGCGACAATGCCACCTAAAGCTAATAACAAAGCGCCAATACCTGTTGCACCAATACCAGCTTTTACGGCTTGAAAGGCTTTGACTGCTCCGTCTTTTAATGATGTAAAAGTAGAAACGATAGCACCTCTAAACTCAGCGATATTTTGAACTGCATCTCCGATAGCAAGTGCAGACTGTATTTTAGCTAATTGCTTAATCGTGTCTTCTCCTGCAAGTCCTGTAAGTTCTAAAGCACCTTGAACACCACCATAAGCAGCCGATAAAGCTGATACTGTCTTAGCTGCATTGTCTATTCTTTGATTACTTTCTTCTTGCTTTTGATTTGTTAAGTCTTGTAGATTTGCTAATCTTTTTTGCGCTGCTTCTACTTCTTTACTATTCTCACCATACTGCGTACCTAAGTCTTCTACTGCTTTCGTAGTTTTCTCTATCTCTTGCCTTAGTTCTTTTATTGATTTTGAAGCGTCTTGTGACTCTACCGATACGCTAAAACCTACGTTAGTTGTTGCCATTATTTATCTTTAAGGGTATGTAGTTTGTATTACTTTTAAAAATGATAGCTTTGTAGTGTTATACTCCATTGGGTTAAAGTTTTCGACTTTGTTAAGCCTAAACAATACCCCGTCTATCCAGATGTACTTACTAAAATCTAAATTGAAAATGTCTACTATATCAAGTAAACCAAAACAAGTTAATAGCTTACTATCTTTGCTTGTAATTTCAGCAAGGTAAGGACTATGATAATCGTTAAATAAATTAAATTCAGTAAAATTAGCAGGTACAAATTGTACTTCTTTTGGTGCGCCAAAGTTAATGTCGCTTGTAGAGTTAATGGGGTCGTTCAAGTGCCCTGCGTAACCATAACTTGTAAAGCTACCTAACACAGTACTTGTGTTCATAATATTCCAACTTTCTACACCTGTAATCTTCTTTGTTTGCATTATTCGTATAATGCTATCCATTCTATCTTCTGCGCTATTGGTGTTCGACTTCTTGTAAATAGCAGGAAATACTTTGTCTTGTCCTGTTGCTTGATATAGTACTGATGCAGCAAATATAACTTCTAAAGTGTCTGTTTCTTTTACAAAGTCAAACTCAGTGTCGTAAATAAAATCGCCATAACCTTCTGTGTACTTCTTACGATAGTTTTCTGCATAGAAATCGTTATCTTGCTTGAACTTGTAATTATAGTAACGAGCGTTTACTTCACTCATTGGCTTTATGCTTATAGGCTTTGCTCTATCTATCTTGTTTGTCCAATCTTCTGCATTGTCTGATTTTTCAGGATAGAAAGTAACGTAAGGACTTATTACAAGCTCTTTGTCGTTAAACTTGTTTTCATATACATAAAGATTAAACATCTTCACAATACTCAAAAAGAAATCTCTTTGAAATATACCTTTAGGGATTGTTTCGCTTACTTTAATTGTTTCTCCTAAGTTAATTTGAACTTGTGTAGGTGTGCTTGTAGTAATGCCTATGTTACCAGTAAATATTTCAATCTGCATTAACGTACCAAGTATTTCTACTTGCATATTATCGCCACTATTAAAGGTAACCCCTTGAACTGTAAAGTTACAATTTAGCATTCTTGTAACACTGGCATCAAAATCTTGTGAGCCAATTTGTGTTCCGTTTTTTCTAAGTATTACAGTATAAGTAGATTGTGGTGGGTCAAATGTATTTACAAAGCCTGTTAAAGTGATTTGTACGTTTGTAGTTAGTGTTGTACCTGAGTAAGTAAATAAAGTATTCGTTCCGTCAATAGCAAAGCTACCTGCAGTTGTTAAAGTATATTGAACGTATGGGTCGCTTGTTAATAGCATATCTCTATTAATAGCAGTTGCGCTCATACTTGTATTGTTTAACGCAGTAATAGTTGTTTGATTATGCGGTATAATTAATCTCTTAAACAAAGGCGTTTCAAAGAACGAGCAATCGAATGTATAATCTGTTCCTGCAAATATCTTCTCTATGTACTCTTTAACATACAAAGCAGGTCTAAAAGTTGTATACTGAAAGTCCTTTTTTGCTACTCCGTATGCTCCTGGTCCTGTTGAACCTGCGCCTGTGCTAACACTTCCGTAATCAATAAGAGGGTAATAGTAACCAGAACCACCTGCGTTATCCCAACTATTGCTAATATTAGCTACGCTATAAGTATGGTCGTAAGCACTAAAATCTAAATCTTCTAAACGCTTATTCCCTAACTGATTAATAAACCCACCAAGTTCGCCAAACACACTGCATTGGTACTCGATTGTTTCTTTGTCTATAACTATCTCTAATATTCTTAAAGTGCCTTTGAATATCTGCACCTTATCAATAAATATTTTGCAGTTAGCTTGTTTAGTTACATTGTAGTTATATCCTACGTTTGGTAGCGTGTCTACTGTTACATTTGCGTTATTTAGTTCGAATATGTAACCAAATATTAGGTTGTTGTTTGCCGTTCCTGGTATGCTTATTGTTTTACTAAAAGAAGTATTGCGACTACCGAAATCGTTTACATCGTCAATAGCATATGTAAACTCAGTAGATATGTCTTGCAATAAATCAATCTTCTGCTCCTCGATGTATATTTCAGTACTAATCATTATCTAAATTGACTTGTTAAGTATTTGCCTACTTCTATTTCAATTTCAAAGTTAAATAGTTTATCTGCGCTTTCTAACTTATACTCGTAGTTAGTTGTTGTTATGGTAACAGGGAAATAAGCACCAAGTACCTCCATATAAACAATAGGACTCGATACAAGCTGAGCCAACCAAGAATAGTCTTGTTCGCTAACCCAATCAGAAGTAAGCTTATATTTATCCTTATGCTGAATAGCATAGTTGAAAGTCGTTTCGTTATACCTGTTATATCCATCTATATTTGTCATTTGTCCACCTACAAGCTGCCAATCACTTCGCCTGTATGATGCTCTTTGATATTCGCTTGACCTTCTATTAACAAGGGCAAACTTCTTTGTATCCCAACCGCCTAATCTATTTAGGAACTCTAAATTAAATTGTTGGTATTTAGGATAGCACTTATGTCTTAGTTTTATTACCCTTGTTTGTGCGCCACCTCTTTTTAAATAGAAGTTATAGCCGTAAGTATTCTCATCTATAATCGTGCCAGATGCCCAATCGTTTATATGTCCTGCTTGTAGGTTAAACATATTGAATTGACCACTTAACGTAATATCTCCGCTTACAGTATTAGTAACCACATCGCCATCGGCTAACACTTCAACCCACGCAGAATAACCGCCTGTTGCTATGCGTAAGAAAGTAATGTAAAAGTTATCTCCGTATTCAATTGTAATGTCATCTGTATCACGTTCTGTCAAGAAGTCATCAGTAAAGTTTTCTAATAGTAAATTGTCATAATAGTCAGATAGTACTAAAGGCGTTTGGTTCTTAGTTAAGAATACATCGGCAAACAATGGCGGTACGAAGTTGTAGGCTGAGAAGTTGCCAGATGCTAAATTAGTAGTTGTAATACCGCTAACTTCTTCTCCTACCCTTAGTTGATAATCTACTTTGATTTTGTCGTTTGATGCTACGAGTATTGAGTTACCCGAAGGCTCGAAGTAGTTAGTTACAAAGCTACGCACCATTGGAGATGCATTAAACACTCCATAGCTTCCTTCTGCACTTGGCGAAGGGAATACTTTAGAACGTATTACTTGGCTTCCGTTTATGTATACGTCATAAACAAACTTAAAGTTTGTAGTTCCGCTATTAGTAGAACTTGATACAAACCACAGATTGTCGTGCATTGACGAATAAGGTGCAGGGCTACTTGTTATTGTTATTGCCATTTGCTATTCTAATTATTTTTAATTCAAAGTCAGAACCTAAAGCAGCTGAAACATCGTTTCTAAATGTTTCGTTTTCAAATACTTGCTTTACGGCATTTGTAAAGTAATTTGTAGTTTTTAAACCTTTTCTATGTATGCTTCGAGCTATCAAGAAAGCAAGGCTTTTACTATCTGTCATAGATTTCTGCTCTACTCCAAGCTTTGTGTACTTTTTAACTGCTACTGCTTTTAAGTTGTTTTGTTCTATCCAAAGCTTAATGTTTTTGACAGGAACAGTTTTGTTAGGCTTATTACTATCTTTTTTGTAAGAAAAAGGAGTATTAGGGTCAGCCTTTGACGAGTCAGTACCTTTTACGCCTTGGTCTACATAATCAAAGTATTTAACTTGTTCGCTTTCTCTTTTGTACCCTACTTCTAAAGTGTACTTAGTTCCAAACTTCACTACTACAGGAATGTCAGGAGTTGCTAAAGCGCCAGAAGATATTGAATTTGTTTTCTTTAAATTGGCTACAATAGCATCATTAAACGCTTGACCATATAAAGCAAGTGTTTCCTCTAAAATAGGCAGGTCTACTTCGTCACCTGACGATAGCGGCTTAAAACCAAGTTTTTGTATAAACTGGTCCCTTAATGCTTGTTTCTGTGCTTGACTTATACTCACGATAATAAATATAAGATAGTTCTAAAAATAACTAACCCCACCAAAATTGGCAGGGCTTGTCTATTTGAAGGGTTATTT